GCAAGGGAGATCATTTGGTTGGAGGTTAGTTGGATGGTTCGCTTGTCGGCTTTCTGTATATATCTGATGTAGTTGGGGAAATAGGTGGGAATCTTGGGGCTGAGCTTCTGGCCGATACCCTGGGGGAAGATCTTGGTTGTGCCATCGTCAAGGGTCATGTACACGCCATGACAGATCACAATGACATTGCAACGGAAGTTAGGCGAGGTTAGACTGGCGAGTTGCTTCTCAACGTCGTCCTGGGCGTTGCCGTAGATTGCTCGGCCATCGGCTTGACCGCCTTTGCCAACCGGGGTCATGCTGCGGTGGAACTCCATAGCAGCGTCGCACCAGCGGCTGAGGGAGTCGATAACAAGGATGGTATCATCGGGCCAAACCGAGGGTGGACCCAGTTCGATGAGCTCGCCGGTGATTGAGTCGGTATAGGACCAGTTGTTGAGCATTTTAAGAGAATCAATCCAGGCTCTTGGACGGCCATCCACAATTGTACCGCCAGGACTGACCTTGTAATCATCGCGAAGGCTGCGGTATTCGACGTTGTCGATCTTGTCGGGACAGTGGGACATGATTTGGTATTTGAGCGGATCGAGGAGGTTGTCCATGTCGAGAATGCGGAGTTTGTAGTTGGCTTTGACTAGGGAGACTAGACTGCTGGTCTTGCCAGACTTGGCATCGCCGAGAAGCAGGAGCTTGACGAGGTTGTTAGAGTGGTGGTTGCTGAGGCTGGGCATCGGGCTTGGGCTCCTTGGTGATGGTGATATGAACACAATCGTCAGTTTGAAATCCATGCGGCTCTGAGGTATAAAATCTTCTGCCATTTACATCAAAGAAATACCTAGGAGCTGTGCCAACGTCAGTGATAATTGACCACAGCGAATATCTTATCTGCTCTTCATGGGGTTCCATTTGGAGTCCTCGTCTAGTTTTTCAAAGTCAGCCGCGAGGAATCGGTCGCGGACTGCGGGGGATTTGGAACAGATGCCGCGGAAGCGACAACCGCCGAATTTGTCGCAAGAGGTATCGTTCATGGGGAAGTGGCCCGAGGTGGCACACGATTCGGCAAAGGCTAGGGTCACTCGCAGGTCAGCAAGCCATTCTTCCAGTTGGTCCTCGGTGCGGTAGGTGAAGCCTCGGGCGAAGGCATTGGGCTTTTCGAGGAGGACCTGGGCGGCGTCGATGATGACTCCGCGGATTGGGGCGTTGAGGATGATCTTGCCGGCGAGGGTGTACAAGGTCATTTGGTTGTGGGGTTCGTATTGGTTGAAGTAATAGGCGGACAAGGTGGTGGTGCTAGTCTTGCGATCCATGACTAACAACTGATCGTTGAAGTCCACGACGCGATCGAGATGACCGCAGAGGAGGTAGGGCTGGCCCATACCACCCGGCTCGACAACCTCATAGCCAGTTGGCCCCCAATCCAACTCAAACCTAAAACTCAACTCCACCGCCGGCGTCCCGTCGTTGAGGATGTAGGTTTGTGCTGGGTCGTCAGCGAAATGGTCAAGGTAGTCGACCACAAGGCTAACGAGAGTGTCACGATTTTTATAGTGGCCCGCTTTGGTGTCAAGGTCTGGGTGCCAGTCCTGAATTCGTTCGCGCAGGGTCCTGACCACTTTTCGTATTGCATCTTCACGTTCGGCTCCTTCGGCCATGAGGCGATCGAATTGTTCCAGGGCGGCGTGGTATTCCAGGCCGAAGCGAAGGTGGACGGATTCGCCTTTACCGGCGTAGCCCTGTAACATTACATATTCGTAATAGCGTGGGCAAGTTTTGAACATGCCCAGCGACGTGCTGTCCCAGGCATACTGTATCTGGGTCCCCGGTAGGAATGGCGAGGTGGTGGTTGTGGCTACGTGGGATTCGTCAAGGGCTTGATCGGGCATGGGCTAGGGCTTTCGTTGTTCTGAGGCTTTCTTACGGGCCTGTTCAAGGCTGTCCATTTCTAATTCAAGTACTCTTATAACGTGAGACAGTTCAAGCATTTGATTGTTAACTGCATCTTTACCAATAGTTAGGTCTTTGTATTGCCCCTTGAAATTATCAATTTGCTTTTTAAGGGTTTGCTCAGCTATAGACATTCGCTTCATCAAATCCTCCTCGTGATGCCACTAGTCTTGGGCTTGGCCATTGGCAGGTTCAGGATGCGGTTCAGATCGGGCTTGGGTGCGCCGGTGATGGCGTGACCGAGGGCACGCTCGCCTGCGGCCTTGCGGGCTCGGTTGCGGCGATGGTAGGCGATCAGGAGGTCAAGGTCGTCGCTGGTGAGGTCGGGGGCTGGTTTGGCGTTGATCTCCTCGATGCGATTCATCAAGATATTGACATCGTTAGGGGCAAGGTCGGGCATCAGTGTACCTCCGGAGGTTGGCCTTGGCGATAGATGGTGTAGTGATGGAAGTCTATCAAGCGTTTGTGATCTAGATAAAGCCCGACCCATTTGAGGTACATTATTAGACCCCAGGCTAGGGTCACTCCGCATAAGGCTAGAAGAGCCCACATATCATAAGCTGTGTAAGAGCATGTACTGGGCATGGGCCTCAATCCGGTATGCTGTCGTCGATAACAGCGTTGGGTTTGGTGATGAAGAAGGTGGTGGGGTCGCTGGTTGGCGAGAGCGTGTAGTCTTTGAAGCCTGCTGGTCGAGTCTTGCCCATGCCGCTGAGGAACCAAGGCCAGGCTTTGTCGAGCTTAAAGGCAATGCCGATTTCTTCCTTGGCGGCTCGATACCATAGACTGGACCAGATCGGGTTGTTCATCGTGGGCATTGCAGTTCCTCCAGTCTGCTTGTGGAAGTGAAGTATAAACTGTATATCTCCAGTCTTTAGCAATCAGTCCTCGTTCCCATTTGAATTGGCTTGTATAGTGTTCCCAATCATTTGGGATTATAGTCTGAATACCCTTGATAGGCATCAGCAACCCAGGCGTGCGAATGATTGCCGGGGCGGCGACGAGGGCGATCAGTCCGGTGATGAGTCCGCGCCGGCTAATCATCTGCTAGCTCGACTGGATTCATGTCCAGAGTATTTATATCAAGACCAATTTCTTGACATATACACTCGATCCAGGCTTTAAGCTCAGCCATTCGGAATGCTGGTTGATTACCACTAAGCTCGCACAAGGCTTTGTCAACTTGACTCAGTACATGCCTGCCATTTATATACAGCAAATCTGTATAGACTTCGTATTGTTTCTCACAGCTGAATCCGGGTAGATCTGCGCCTAGGTCTATGTGATAGATATAGGTTTGCTTGCCTTCTAGGGTTTTAATTCTGAACTTGTTCATGCTAGCTCCGGGTCAATGTAGTCATCACCGTTATTGTTAGGATGCTGTTCATCCGTGGGCTGATGTTCAATCTGCAACACCTCAGGCTCGGTGTCGGCGATGGCCTCGACATATTGTAGCAGGTCCATGCGGCCGTGGGAACGGATGTACAGCCAGTAGAATCCTTCGTCGTCTGGACCTTTGACTTGGACCTGGAGGGAGTCATACTCGGATCGGTCGTACATGGGGCTGTCGGAGGGATAGGCCCGGCGAGAGAATGCTCGCTCGATGGTTCGGGCCTTGTTCATGCGGAGTTGGAAGTAGCCGGCTTCGGATTTGCGTTTGGAGACTGGCATACGGATGCCGCCGGGAGTGTCTAGGGCTCGCCGGTAGAGCTCGTAGCAGTCTTTGTAGGCTGCGGGTTGGTCGGTGAGGGACAAGGGTCAGGGCCTTTCCTTGTTTACAAGAAATTGTTTATGCTTGATCCAAGTATCAATCATGGCATCAGCAATTTCAATAGCCTCATCGATGGTGATGTCTTGCGCGTAATCTGTGGTATCCTCAAATGTGTTGAATCCGCCATCTGAACCGTAGGAGTAGTTCATTGCTTCGTACTCATACAATCCAATGCTTGGATTGCCACCGTAACAGTATATTCGCTTCCCAGTTGCAAACACAAGCTGATCTTTATCGTCGTCGTATGTGAGCATCTTAGGCCGCCTTATCAAACTGATACAGATCATTCGCATCCATAACCGCAATCAGCGTTGCGTCGTAGGGATGGCCGGGGATGCCAGTGGCGTAGTGACAGAGCCAGAGGGCGTGGGCATATTCATGCGAGGTTGTGGCGTCGAAGCAACGCTGATACCAGGGGGTGGTGAGCAGGTGAGCGTGGGCGTCGAAACAGTCGCCGAGGGTGTTATAGTCGGCGAAGTATTGGAGCATCTTTTGGTATTGGCCACCGAGGGTCTCGTGGGTCCAGCGGGGGGTTGCCTGGCCCATTTGGATTTGAGCCGCGGTGGCTTTGATACCGAAGCAGTTGTTGCGGCCGGAGAGGATGATGCCGTAGGCGGACTCGATGGCCCACTGGGCGAGGGTGATGCTGGCGAATGGTCCGCGGGGATAGAACTTGGCGTGGGAGGCGATGGCGTAGGAGATGACGGGGGTGAAGCGAGGGTCGGTCATTAGGTTGGGTCCTCAACTTTATCGACTACTTCTTCGCATTTGGGGCAGTAGGCATATGGGCCGAAACCACCACCTGCCATACCGAAGCCGCTTTCAAGCGGGCCGTGACATCGCCCGCAATTGCCTTGCTCGTCGTAGCCAATTAGGTCCTTGCGGATTTCTTTCTTGGCAACGTGGATGAATGTGCGATCTTCTTCGGGCATGGGTGGTTCCTTAGATGAAGTGGCCAACTAGAAAGGCGATGATGATAAGCACAACGGCGATTGTTACTAAACCAGGCAGTGGATCAATGTTCCACATACGGTTTCCTTTTCTGAGCTTGAGACGTATTATACTCACATATACCCTGATTTGTCAAGGCCATCCGCGAAAGTTGTCGGCAAGCTTGTCAGAGTAGGCTTCGTCGCGGTTGAGGGGGTCGACGGGTTTGGGTTTAGTTAGACTTGTCATTGCTCGATCGGCTTCGATGTTGCCCAGTTCGCCACGGACGAAGCTGGCGCGCTGAGTATCGGCGGGAAGCCCCTCGACCATGTGGTGAACCATCGCCTCGGCTTGCAGGGCGTCGAGCAGGTTGGTGCCGCTCGGGCCGGGGACGTTCGGCGCGTAATTCGGCCGCTTATAACTGATGCCGTTGTCCGGGGTGAAATTCCTCGGCAGAGGCCACATCAAGAAGCGGTCCACCATGTGTTTGATCTGATCGGCGTTCATTTGCCATTCTCCTCTCCCCGCGCGCGGATCGCGGCGGCGATCGCCCCTGGCGTCCATGAACCAACATCGAACGGCATTCCCGCTATGCCGTGAGCCGCAACAAGCTTCGCGCACGCCTCCCTCTCCTCTTCCACCGCCTCGCGGATGGCGGAGGGGCGGGACTCGGCGGGAAGGTTGCTCTCGGCAAATCGAAGTGCAGACAGCATTCTGTCTACTGCCGCGCCCTCTACTTCCTCGAACATGCGCAGCATGGCGCGGGCTATATCTCGCCGTGTTTGTGCGTCTGTCTCAGTCATGGGCTGGCTCCTGTGGCGGAGGGGAAAAGTCTGCCTCGACACGAAATGAAGGCTTCGCTGCTTCGGCTTGAAACCACGCGATCTGTTGACGCATCTGTGCGATCTCGGCGTTGGCGGTGGTGAGGTTTACCCGATCCGCATTGGCCGTCTGTTGCAAAATCTCCGCGATGCAGACCAAGAGATCGTTGGGGATCGGCGTCCCATCAATGCGATTCCACCATTTGAAATTATGAGGTTTGTCTCGCCACAGAGCGAGGCCGCGCTGACAAGCGTCGAGCGCCTCGACAAATCCTAGCTTCGTGTTGGCGGCACGGAGGTTGTCAATCGCGTCCATTTTCTCGTGAACCAAGCGCACTGAATCGTCGTTGTAGTCGTCACGCGCCCGCTCCGCTTCCGCGAGCCTCGCAGCGAGCTCATCGCGCTCGGCAGAGAGGGCTTGGATAAAATCAGCCTCCTCTCCGTAGCCAACGCAGGCTCCGCGCAGATAACTGATCATCGCCGCGACGGCCGCTGGTGACACGTCTGTGCTGGTCATGATTGAAGCTTCCCCTTGGCCATTTCGATGACTTTGTGCTGGGTCATTTTGAACATCTCGGACATGCCGAGCCAGCCGCGGGAGAGGAGCTTGTCCATTTGGGTGTCTTCGGTCGCCAGCAGGTGGGCCATGAGGGCACAGAGTTCTTGACAGCGGATTAGATGCTCATTGAGTTGGGCGAAGGTATCGGATTTGGTAATGTGTCCGGCGGTGGTTTCGTATTTGCTCATGATGCATCCTCCAACACAATCTTCGCGATCGCCTGACGAACATCCAGCGGGATGCCGTCGACTTCGCCATGGTCAGTGTCGATGAGACCTAGATCTTCAACGGTGGCATGGGAGTATTCGACGTTGCCATCGCGGAGCCATTCGCAATAGTCGAGGGCAGCGGACATGGGCTTGGCGGAGCTTGTGCTGCCGTCGGAGAATTCGATGTAGGTGATGAGGATCATTATAGGTCTCCGAGGGTGGTTTCGTAGCGGGGCATGGGTTAGTCCTGTGTAGGAGTATAATGATAGTGGTCTATAACAGCCTGTTCGGCTTGCAGGCGTTTGATGATGTCGTCACCGAGTT